CAAGGCCACCACGATGCAGGTCGCGTCGGATCCGTCGGGCGGTTTCTGGGTCACCCCGGACACGTCGGGCCGAATGGTCAAGAAGATCTACGAATCGACGCCGATGCGGCAGCTCGCAAATGTGGTCTCGATCGGTACCGACGCGCTCGAAGGACCGATCGACAATGGCGAAATGGATGCGCAGTGGATAGGCGAGAAGCAGACCCGCGCCGCGACCGACACGCCGCAGATCGGCATGTGGCGCATTCCGGTCAACGAACTCTATGCCTATCCGATGGTCACCCAGAAGCTGCTGGAGGACTCGAAGATCGACGTCGAGGCGTGGCTGGGCGACAAGGCGGCGAGCAAATTCCCGCGCAAGGAGAACAGCGCTTTCATCAACGGCGACGGCGCGCTCAAGCCGAAGGGCATTTTGTCCTACGATTTCGCCACGACCGCCGATGACACCCGCGCCTGGGGCACGTTCCAATATGTGTTTTCGGGCACCAATGGTGCGTATGCCGCGGACAAGCTGCTCGATCTGATCTTCGAACTCAAGGCCGGCTATCGCCAGAATGCGCGCTTCCTGACCAACAGGCGGTCGATCGCAGCGATCCGCAAGCTGAAGGACGGCCAGGGCAACTATCTCGTCGATCTGCGTCTGCGCGATAGTGCGCTGGTCGAGAGCATCTTCGGCTTCCCGGTCGTCGATGGCGAGGATATGCCGGCAATCGCAACCAACAGCTTCAGCATGTTGTTTGGCGATTTCGCGGAAGCCTACACGATCGTCGACAGGCTCGGCATCGGCGTCGTCCGCGACAACATCACGACGCCGGGCTTCGTCAAATATCACATGCGCAAGCGTGTCGGCGGCGGCGCCGTAAATTTCGAAGCCGTGAAGGCGATGAAGCTCGGAACGTCCTGATCCGAGTGCATGCCGGACATTGACCGGTTCGAGGCGGCGGCGGTGTCGCCGCCTCCCATCCACATCATCGAAAGGATCAAGCCATGACCCCCGAACGGGACCAGGCCACGAGCATTTTTCCGGTTATCGCCATTGGTGCTGCCGTGCTCTCGGCCGACAACACACCGGCCGCGATCGACGTGCGCGACTATGGATCGGCGACGCTGCTGCTTCATATCGGCGTCGGCGGCATCACTTTCTCGGGAACGAACAAGATCGAGTTCGTCCTGACGCACAGCGATGACGACACGACCTATACGAACGTCACCGATGACGACCTGATCAAGGACAGCCTTGCGCCGGCCACGGTCACGAGCGGCATCATTCGCGCGCTGACCTCGGCGCACGCCGCGGCGACGACCCAGAAGCTCGGCTATGTCGGCGGCAAGCGCTACCTGAAGCTGCTCGCCGACTTCAGCGGCACGCACGGCACCGGCACGCCGATCGCGGCCACGGTGGTACGCGGTCGCGCCGGCTTGCGCGGCGCGGCCTGAGCCTGATCGGGCGGGCTCCGGCCTGCCCGCATTTTCGGAGACGACGATGCTGATCACGCTCGCGGAGGCGAAGGCGCAACTCAACCTCGAAGAGGACGAGACCGACGATGATGCCCTTATCGAGGGCTATATCGCCGGGGCGACTGCGCATTTCGAGCAGTGGGGCATCGTCGTCGACCGGGAGGAACGAAGCTGGTCGTTCGATCGGTTCGGCGCGCTCATGGTCATTCCGGCGACGCCGGTCGATCCGGAGACGGTGGCGGTCAGCTATCTCGACAGTTTGGGCGTCGAGCAGTCGCTTACCGAATTCCGGGTGGTACCGATCGGCAAGCATCATCTGCAGCTGCTGCCGGCGATCGGATCGGACTGGCCGACGGCGCCGGCGGAGGATGGGGTGATCATGGTGACGGCGACGGCGGGGTTTGTCGCGGTGCCAGGCGAGGGCGATCCGCCGACCAGTGCCGGAATGCCCGAGGATCTCAAGGTCGCGGCGAAGATCTTCGTCGCACACCGGTACAAGAATCGCGAGGGCGGCGACGCGGCCGGCGCGATCGAGGAGCTTATCGACCCCTACAGGTTGCGGCGGATATGATCGCGGCCGGGAAGCTCAGGGATCGGATCACGATCGAGGTGCGGGAGGTGACGCCCCATCCCGAATATGCAACGCCGGTTGAAGGCGAGTGGGTCGAATATATCACGGTGCGGGCGGAGGTGCAGGATTTCCTGCCGAGCAAGGGCGATACCGTCGTCGAGGGCGTGAGCCTGGCGAGGCGGCCTTGCCGCATCCGTATCCGCCGTCGGCGTGACATCACAAGCGCGATGCGGGTGAAGATCAAGGATCGGGTGCTGCGGATCGTGACGACGCCGGCCGAGATCGACAATGGCGACATGACGGAGTTCGTGGCCGAGCAATGGTCGACGGGAGGGCAGGAGCCATGAACCGCAACTTCCCGGTGCGCGGGGTCGCCGATCTCGATCGGTTCCTGTCGGCCTTTCCGAAGAAGCTGGAGACGGCGGCGTATCGGCAGGCGTTGACGGCGGCGGCGGCGCCGATCCGGGACGCGGCGAAGTCGCGGGCGCCGGGGCGGATCAAGGGACTGATCAAGTCGGGAAGCCCGCGCAAGAACCAGGACGGCAGCTTCTCGATCCGGGTCTATGTCGACGAGCGGAAGGGCTCGATCGGCTTTGTCGGCTATTTCATCGAATATGGGGTCCGGCCGCATCTGATCATTGCGCCCGGCGCGGCACTCGACGCGCTGGAGGGTTCGCTGAAACCGCTCAAGAGCGGACGGCGGCGCTCGCGAGCGACGCTGATGCGGCATCTCAACCGCAAGGAGCGCGATGGAAGCCTGGTGATCGACGGCAAGTTCGTCGGGCCGGTGATCCGCCATCCCGGTTTCGGCCCCAAGCCGTTTTTGCGGCCGGCGCTCGACATGATGGCCGAAGAGGCGGTGCGGATGTTCGGGGACAAGATCCGGGCGTTCATCGAAGGCAAGACAGGCTTCGCGGTCCCGCTCGACGAGGTGGCGTGATGGACGGCGTCGCGGCGGTGCGAGCAGTGCTGATCGCCGATGCGGAGTTGCTCGCGATGGTGCCGGCAGGTCGGGTCATGGGCGGCATATTGCCGATGGGCTTTTCGCTCCCGGCGATCGAGATCGTCTCGATTTCGAAGGTCAACCTCAAGCTGCTCGAGCTCGAGCCGACGCGGATGGTGACCGAGCGGGTGCAGGTGAACGGCTATGCCGCCGACTATCCGGCGATGAAGGCGCTGATGGAGGCGATCGAGCGGGCGGGCGAGCAGCTTTACCCGGAGATAGCGGGGATATCGAGCGTGACGATCCAGGGCGACGGCACCGGGCCGGACGATCTGCTCGATGGCCCGTCGATCTATCTCGGCTCGCAGGATTTCAAGGTCATCTACACCAAGGCGAGATGACCGCGCGCGTTTTCTAGGCCGCGATTTTCGAGCCGCTGGATCATGGGATCCGGCTCGCAATCGCTCATCGAGGAGTTGGTTATGGCGGACATTGCGATCACGGCGGCCAATGTGCTCGCCAAGGGCGGGGCGAGCGTCGTCAACAGCGTTGCGGGCGCGGCGATCACCGCCGGCCAGCTCGTCTATTATGACAGCGCCGCCGCCAGCTGGAAGCTGGCCGACAATGACAGCGCGACCGCGGCGGCACGGTCGCCCGGCGGGATCGCGCTCAACGGTGCGGCGGCCGGACAGCCCCTCGCGGTGCTCAAATCGGGTCCGATCATAATCGGCGGCACCCTCACCGCAGGCGTCGCCTATTATCTGTCGGCGACCCCTGGCGGGCTCTGCCCGGTCGCCGATCTGGGCACGGGCAAATATCCGACGATCATCGGCATCGCGAAGTCGACCACGGTGCTCGACGTCAAGATCCACGAATCGGGCGTGGCGCTGTAAGCCATGGACGGCAAGGCGGCACGGCGCTTCCGGCTCGACGGAAAGCTCTATCGCAAGGGCTGGTCGATCAGCCTGCCCGATGCCCAGTTCGAGGATCTGCGGCGGGCCGGCCTGGTCGAGTATCCGCCGCCCGCGAAGACGCGACGGACCAAGGCGCCGCCCGCCGCATAGCGGCGCGTGCGCAAAGAGGATTGCCGCTCCCGGCAATGACCAGCCCCGCCACCGGCGGGGTTTTTCTTATGGAGACACCAGATGGCCGATTTCGTCACCGGCGCCGGGGCCACATTTTGGCTCTGCTCGGATGCGCCCCCGACCTATAACCAGGCGGGCTATGAAACGCTGAGCT